GGGCTTGGCGCTGGGCGAATGCTGAATATCCGGCAAGCGGCGGCTGGGCGAATAACTGGCGCGTGGTGGGGGATGGTGTGGCGCTTTCCGCAGCCGCGACCACGGAAACTGACGGTTTTCTGGTAACATTCACGGCGGCGGCAACCGGCGGCCTGACCATCAGCGCGCGCGGCGTGCCGGCCACGCTGATTGGTTGGGTAAGCAAGGCTGCTGAACGCTTTCAGGTCTATAGCGCGCCGATCTTTGTCCTGCCGAATCCGGCCACCATTACGGGTGATTTGCGCGGCCATGCCACGCGCACCCTGGCTGCAATTGAAGCCATGCTGGAAGGCAGCGCGACCAAGGATCAGCGCAGCATCAAGATCGGTGATCGCGAAATCGCGCGCATCCCGATCCCGGAATTGCTGGCACTGCGGGATTATTACGCGAATGAGGCGCGGCGCGAAAATGAAGCAAACGCGCTGGCTTCTGGCCGCCCGCGCCGCCGGATTGTGCTGACACGCATGGGAAGGGCCTGACATGGCGCTGCTGGACTTCTTCCGCCGCCGCAAAAGCGCCGCGCCCATTCTGCGCAGCCCAGGCGCCCAAGCGGCCTGGTCGCCGATCGGGCCAAAGCAGCGCGGGCAAAGCGGCTGGATGGCAGCGCAGCCTTCGCGCCTTTTGGCGGATTTGCCGGGCGGGCATGGCTTTGCGCCGAATCGCGATATTCGCTGGCAGTTGGATACGCTGCGCAACCGTTCGCGCTGGTTGGCGCAGAATGAAGGCTATACGGCTGGCTTCCTGAAAAGCCTGCGCCGCAACGTGATAGGGCCCAAAGGCTTCACGCTGCAGATGCAGGTGATGAATGATCGCGGCACCGGCAAGGATGAAAACGCCAACCAGCGTATTGAATCTGGCTTTTGGCAATGGTCCCGCCGTGGTGTGTGTGACGTAACCGGCCGGCATTCCTGGCTGGATATGTGCGGCCTGGTGGTGCTGGGCGTGGCGCGGGATGGTGAAGCCCTGATCCGCTTGCACAAGGGCGGCAATCCATTCGGCTTTCAGCTTGAAATGCTGGACCCATCGCAGCTTGAAACCGATGTAAATGGCCGGCCGGAAGGCACCGCCAGCGGCAATGTGGTGCGCGCCGGGGTGGAACTGACGCCCTTTAACCGCCCCGCCGCGTATTGGATGCGCGCCCATGTGCCGAATGATGACCCCGCCGCGCTGAATGCCCCGCTGCGCAAGCGCGTGCGCATCCCGGCTGAGGAAATGATCCATCTGTTCCTGCCGGAATGGCCGCAGCAGATCCGTGGTGTGCCCTGGATCAGCAACGGTATTCGCGCGCTGGCGATGCTGGATGGCTATGGCGAAGCGGAATTGACCGCCGCGCGCGTGGCCGCCGCCAAAATGGGGTTCTATCGGATTGACGCTGACGCGGAACCCGATGGCGAATTGGCTGATGACGGCGCGCTGGTGCAGGAAGCTTCCGCTGGCACGTTCGAACTATTGCCCAAGGGTGTGGATTTTCAGCAATTCGACCCGCAGCACCCGACCACTGCCTTCAAGGAATTCGTTTCCGCCATGCTGCGCCCTGTCGCAGCTGGTGCGGGTGTTTCCTATAACGCCTTCGCCAATGACGCGGAGGGGATGAATTATTCCGCGCTCCGCGCCACGGCATTGGAAGATCGCGATGAATTCCGCACGCTGCAACACTGGATGATTTCGGGGCTATGTGAGCCGGTCTTCACCGCCTGGCTGCGCGAAGCGCTGATTACCGGCGCGCTTGGCCTGCCTGCTGGCAAAATGTGGAAGTTTGACGCACCCAATTTCGTGCCGCGTGGCTGGCAATGGGTGGACCCGCTGAAGGAAGTGGCCGCGGTGGAAAAAGCCGTGGCGCTTGGCATTAGCAGCCGCACCGCCACGGTGGCAGCGCAGGGTGGCGAATTTGCTGAAACCATCGCTGAACTGAAGGCCGAGAAAGCCTTGATGGGCGATCTAATGCCGCCCGCCGCCGCGCCTGCCGCGCCGGTGGAACCTGACGCAGACGACGAGGATTGAACCATGCCCTTGCCGAAGAATTTTGACCGCCGTGGCCGCCGCACGGTGGCGCTGGAACGCGCCAGCCTGAATGAGGAAACGCGCAGCATTGAATTGGCCTTTTCATCTGAAGCGCCGGTGGAACGCATGTGGGGGATCGAAATCCTGGGCCACGGCGAAGATGAAATGGACCGTGGCTGGATCGGCGGCGGCACCGCGCCGCTGCTGTTGGATCACAACCCCCATGATGTCGTGGGGGTGGTGGAAGGCGTCACCCTTGGCGAAGACCGGAAGGCCCGGGCTGTGGTGCGCTTCGGAAGAAGCGCGCGCGCCGAAGAAGTGATGCGCGATGTGGCGGATGGCATCCGCACCAATGTGTCGGTTGGTTATGAATTGCTGGATATTCGCGAAGAACCCGCGAAGAAGGGCGAACCCCAAACCTACCGCGCGGTGCGCTGGCGTCCGCTGGAAGTGAGCCTGGTTTCCATCCCTGCCGACATGACCGTTGGTGTGGGGCGGGAAGCGCCGGCCTCTGTTTTACCTCAACCCAAAACACAGGAGAGTGCCGGCATGGAACCGGAAGTGAAAGAAGCGCCCGCCGCGCGGGCGATTGATGATGGCGCTGAAGCGCGCCGTCAGAAGGAAATCATGGATTTGGCCACGCTGGCCAATGTTCGTGACATGGGCATTGAAGCCGTGCTGAAAGGCGATACGGTGGAACTGTTCCGCGGCAAGGTGCTGCTGGCCCGCCAGGGTGAAGCCAAGCCGCTTGGCGTGGCGCCGGCGCAGTTGGACATGACGCCGAAGGAAGTGGCGCGTTACAGCGTATTCCGCGCCATGAAGGCGGCGGCTGAAAATGACTGGTCGGAAGCCGGCCTGGAACTGGAAGCGCACAAGGAACTTGCCAAGCGCTTTAATGGACAGCGCGGCAAGCGCAGCTTCTTTGTGCCGCTTGATGTCCAGAAGCGTGATCTTTCCGCGGTGACGGCTTCTGCCGGTGGCCGCTTGGTCGCAACCGACAATATGTCTTTCATTGACATCCTGCGCGCGCGCAGCGTGGCAATGCGGATGGGCGCGACCAGCATGTCCGGCCTGGTTGGTAACGTGACGGTGCCCACGCAAACCGGCGCTGCCACGGCGGCCTGGCTTGCGAATGAAACCACGCCTGCTTCCGAAACTGACCAGACCTTCGGCCAGATGGCGCTCAGCCCGAAGAATGTCGCGGCCTATACCGAAATTTCTCGGCAGTTGATGATGCAGTCTTCGCCTTCCGCTGAAATGATCGTGATGAACGATCTGGCGGCGGTGGTGGCGCTGGCGGTGGATAGCGCGGCAATCAACGGTTCAGGTTCTGGCGGCCAGCCGCTTGGCATTGTCGGCACAGCCGGTATTGGTTCCGTCACCGGCACCACGTTGGCCTATTCTGGCGTGTTGGAATTCCAGACCGATGTGTTGGCGGCTAATGCGTTGGTGAACCCGGCATCCGCCGGTTACGTCAGCACCCCAGCGGTGGCGGCGCTGTTGGCGGCGCGTTCGCGCTTCACCAATACCGATACGCCGCTGTGGCAGGGCAACCTGTTGGATGGCAATGTCGCGGGCTTCCGCGCCATGACTTCCACGCAGATCGCCGCTGGCCGCATGCTGTTTGGCGATTTCAGCCAGCTTGTCATTGGTGAATGGGGCGCGCTGGAACTGGATGTGAACCCTTATGCCAACTTCCCAGCTGGCATCACCGGGGTGCGCGCCTTCTACACCGTGGATATTGGTGTCCGCTACGCGGCTGCCTTCAGCTATTCCACGGCGATCACCTGATGCCCAAGGCCGATAAGGCCGCGGCGCTGGTGGCGGGGGCGGAAGCCCCCGCCGCCGAAGCCCCGGTGCTGGCGGATGGCGTGCGGGTGCGCGTGCTTCGTCAGTTTTCCGCCGCCCATGAAATCCACGAAGTGGGCAAGATTATGCAAGTCCCTGCCAGCATGGCGCGCATACTGATCAGCGCGGGCAAGGCAGAAATCGCGGTGGATGAACCGCAGGAAGGGTGATGCCATGACCGCGCTTCAAGACCCAAATGGGGCCTGCGATCTGCTGATTTTGTCCAATTCCGTGTCGCATTCCACAGTCAGTATTGTCAACGGAAGTGCAATTGATCTTCGCCAGTATTTTGGCGTGGCCACAATGATCTTTCAGGTTGGCGTTCTCAGCGCTGGCACATTGGTTCCTGCGTTACAGGATAGCCCAGATGGCATTTCTGATTGGCTGCCATTTACGCCGGTGGGGTTAGATACCGTCACCAGCGCGGCTAGTAATCAGCGCCGCGCTTTTCTTGTGTCTTCAACGCGCGGGTTCATCCGGTTTTCTGCTGATAATCAGGGCGGCAGCTTCCGATATAGTGCCTGCATGTTGGCGCCGCGGTGCCTTGTATGACCGTATGGGATGACGCTTTCCGCACGATCCTGAATGATGATGATCTGGCGGAAAGCGCCACCTATTACGCCGGCGGCGCCGGGCCAGGCCAGGCGCTGCGCGTGGCGCGTGATGCGCCAGACGCAACGGAACAAGCCTTCGGCACCGGCATTGTGCAGGCGACCGATGTGCTTTCCGTGGCGGTGGCTGATCTGCCGGCCATTGCCATCGGTGATGTCTTCATCCTGGCCGATGCTACGGAACTGACTGTGGTTTCGCAGCCCATGCGTGATGTCACGCAGACGGCCTGGCAGGTGATGTGCCGCCGATGAAGTTTGTGGCGCAGGTCAAGGGCAACATCGCGGAATACATGAAGCTGGAAGCGGAAGGCGGCGCGCGCGCGGCTTCCCGCGTGATGGGGGAAGAAACCCGCAACTTGCAGCTTGGCCTTCGCGCCCAAGTGAATTCTGCCTTTGGGCCCAAGGGGCGCGGCATTGGTAATGCCTGGCGCGCGCGCACCTTCCCGCGCAGGCCAAGCCTGGGCGCTGCGGGGCTGGTTTGGTCCAAGGTGCCGTCCATTGTGGATGCCTTCGAAAAAGGCGCCATGATCCGGCCCAAGGGTGGGAAGAAGTTTTTGGCGATCCCGACTGGCTTCAACGCGGATCGCGGGCGCCGTGGCCGGGCGAATGGCGGCATGCGCGTGACGCCCGCGCAGATGGTGGCCAGCAAGCAGGCTTTCATGCGGCCTTTCAAATCCGGCAAGGGTTTTGTCTGGTGCCTGCCTTTGAAGCGTGGCGAGAATACCGGAAAGCAGCGCCGCACGCGGCTGATGGCGGGTGGTGTGGCGGAAGTCGGCACTGGCAACCGCAAGGGCCGTGAGGCCTGGGCGCGCGGCCTGCTGAAGCAAGGCATGGTGCCCATGTTCATCCTGACGCCCGCCGTGAAACTGCCCAAGCGCCTGGATATTCGCAAGCCCGCCGAACAGGCCGCCGCGCGCATCCCGGCCCGCTTCGTCGCGGAATGGGATAGGGAGGTCCGGTCAAATGTCCGCACGTGAAACGGCGATTGCCGCGCTGGTGGCGCAGATTACCGCATCCGCTGCCGCCCGGCCCGCGCCCAAGCCCGTGGTGCTGCGCAATGAACCCTACCCGCAAAGCCTGCCCGCTGGCGGCCTGGTGGTGGTGCGGGATGGGGAGGTGGTGGCTTCTGAAGCCATCATGTCTCCGCTGCGCTACCACATCGAACATGCCGCCGAAGTGGAAGTGGTGGTTGCCGGCAATACTGCCGCCGCCCGCGCTGCGGCGATTGATGCTTTGCTGGTGGCTTTGTCCGCTGGCGTGTCCGCCAACCGCACGCTTGGCGGTGCGGTGGAATTTGCCGAGGTCGGCACCGCCGATCTGGAAGACATTGAATTTGAAGGCGCCGCCGCGCTTCGTGCCGCGCGCTTTTCCGTAACCCTGCAATTCACCGCGGCTTCAACGCCGCTTTCCTGACCGGAAGGATACTGCCATGCCGCGTGCCATTGGCGCCAATGGGCGCATTCACATGATCAAGGAAGCCACCTATGGCACCGCGCCTGGTGGTAACTGGCTGCGCATGCCGTTCATGTCCATTGACCTAAGCGCGGAACAGCCCCTGATCCAGTCTGACGTGCTGGCGGCGGGCAATAACCGCGATTCCGCCGCGCCGTTCCAGGATACCGTGACGGTTCAGGGCAATGCCGTGGTCCCGATTGACGTGATCAATATCGGGCATTGGCTGCGCATGTTGTTTGGCGCGCCGACCACCACGGGCAGCAACCCGAACTTCATTCACACTTTTGCTTCTGGCGCGGCCAGCTTGCCTTCCCAGGCCATTGAAATCGCGCATCCTGATGTGCCTTCCTTCGAAGTTTGCGTTGGCGCCCGCGCGGGCAGCCTGGATATTGATTTCAGCCCTACCGGCCCGGCCCAGGCGACTATTGGCCTGATGGCGCAGGGCAGCAGCCGCGCTGGCACAACCGCCGCCGGCACGCCGACCAGCGCGGCTTATACGCGGTTCAGCAAGCACCAAGGCAGCATCAGCCGGGGCGGTTCGGCCCTGGCGCAGGTGACTGGCGCGCGGGTGAATTTCAACAACAACATGGAGATGGTCCGCACCATCCGCGCCGATCGGAAGCTGGAAGGGATTGACCCGGGCGTTTCCGTGATTACCGGCCAGATCACCACGCGCTTTGAAA